CAGAAAGGACAAGCAAAGGGCGGAGGAGACCGCATCAGACCCGGTACAAAGAAGGGTGATGCGTACTGCGCAAGGTCCGCAAAGATTAAAAAGTGCAAAAACCCCCCATGTGCCAATGCATTATCCCGTAAAAAGTGGAAATGTAGTGGCTCAAAATCTATGAAGGAGTAATATAATGACTTTTACAATAATAAGCGAGTGTTGTCCGAATTGTGGCATGATCTTAACGGACGAGCTATCTTGTGAATACTGCGATTGGAAGAAAAATGCTTAGTAATGAACAAATACTGTTTAAATCAGTAAGATTATTAGAAAATTTAGAGAAGCTTACCAATCCTGAGTCAGAAACAACTGATTTATATGCAGGTTCTGAAAGTGTGCTCCGAGAAGTAACAGAAGGTGAAATGGAAGCCATAGAATCCATTCTTGATGACATCGCCCTCGACGGCGCGTTGTCCCTTGGTGGCATTTTTAAAGATAAAACACGCCTTATAGTTGATTTTCCAACGAAAGACGTAGCTACTGAAATTGGTAAATTTATTTCATTCTTTGAAACACAGGGTTATGAGATTGACTGGGATAAGGGGATGATTTCTGCGATACAAGAGTATCCAGAATTGAAATGGGATTCTGATTCGAAAGGCAGGCAAACTAAATCTAAGAAAGTTACTATGAAAATTGGTAAGTTCTTGGCAAAGCTTGTTGATTTATATAAAAAACAAAAAGTATACATCGATAAGATATCTGTACCTCCAATGGAAAAGGATGAAAAGTGGTCTGGTTCTCTGGGTATTAGAAACACGATTTCAGATATTCTCACCGATGAGGAACTAAAAAGATTTTATCAGATTCACAACCTTCTTAATGTATATCTACCTGATATGCAAAAGCTTTTAGATCTGTATAAATCACCCGTTCTTAGCCGTAATCGGAGCATGCGAGCCGATTATGATTCCTTAAAAAAGTGGCAACTCGAACCCACCGCAGCAGCAGACTGGGCTGCTGGTCTGAGTGATTATTGGCAGAAGAACGCAGGATTTATAAAAGAGAAAGTAAGCGGAATGAGAGATGACACATATAGTATAATCGTCACTCGGCACCCAATCGACGTATTACGAATGAGCGATTTTGAAGATATAACTTCATGTCATTCTCCTCCTAGCCAGGAAGGTGTTTACCAGTCATATTATAAATGCGCTGTTGCAGAAGCTCAGGGACATGGTGCAGTTGCATATGTTGTCTCAACAGATGATCTTTTAAAGGCAACCGGAGCTAAAAATATAGAAGAAGCCGAATCAGTGATCCAATCAGGAGAAATATTTGAAGATGAGACCAGAGGAGGCGATATCGGATTGGGTATAACTCCCGAGTCAAGAATCAGACTTAGGAAGTTTGCATATTATCAGGATAATGATCTGTATTCAATACAAGGCAACTTAACGCCTAAAAACTGGAACGATGGTTCGGAACTAGCTGTTCCAGAGATTAGAGTATACGGTCGAAATATACCGGGACTACTAAATCGAATAACTTCTTGGGCTTCGGCTATGCAAGATATTGAGTCTATACAAGATTTTCCAAAAACAGAGTCAGGAAAGCTTGATGGTGAAAACTTTTATTTATTTGGAGGCACATATTCTGATACTACTCCCAATAGCCTGTTGTCTAAATTTATTTTTGATTCACTTAAATCTAGAGAGTATATAGAAGGAACAGTTCAAATAAACAGTGATGATGAAGAGGCACTATCACCAGAAGATCTGGGAGACCCCGGCGGGATCATAGAGAATCAAGTCAACGCTATATCTGAAGAGTGGAACAACCGTTTCGTTAGCATTCATGTTGAGGCTAACGTTGAGGATGACGGAGGTGATGATTTTTATATAGCCGCTTCTGCTACGATGCATTTTAAGTGGGAAGCTAATGAGTGGAGCAGCTATCCTAATCCCGGTGATGTGGATCGGTGGTCGGCGGAGCATATAAATGAACGTATGGGAGATATATTTGATGCAACCACTTCTAGGGTAAGTTACCTGCCGGATAACCAGGGTGTTAAATGGTCTTGCCAATTTAATCTAGAACATCCAGATAATGGTGGAATCGTCGCGGTCTGGTCGGCTGAATACTACGAAGACATATGTGCTTCTCTTGATTTACAGGACGATAAGAGAGACATGTATAAAGCTATGCTTGAGGAATATTTCAAGAATGAAGGTTATATGTCAGGTGGGGAGTTTATGAAACTAGCCAGAGATATAGAAGACAAAGGCTTGGAATCATATGAGTGGGATCTAGAGACAGACGGAGGATATGATGAGAGTTATGAAGCAACCGCTAAATATAGTTTTTATTATGAGCCTGCAGACTGGGGCATGGATCCATTAGTCATGACAAAGATTATAGACTCGCGCGAGTTTAAGACTTCACTGAAACAGAAACTATTGTATGCCGCACGAAAAGAAGTTGATTCAGAATATTATTTAGATTATGATGCAAGAGTTAGTCAGGATGGAGAAGGGTCGGATATAAAACTAACAGTAACATTTATGGTAAACGCTGATCAGCCTGATGAAATGTCTGAGTTATTTCGTGAACTAGTCACAGGAGATGCAGACGACGAGGATAATTTGGCTGCTGATTTTAATGAAACCCTTGTTGAGATGAAAAAATTATATGTCCCTGATGTGAAGGGTGATAATATCAACGAGAATCTCGTTAAGTCTTGGCGAAACTTTATATCATAATGTATACATACCGCGCTAAATTGATTCGAGTTATAGATGGAGATACCATTGATGCAATAATCGATTTAGGTTTTGATGTATGGGTTAAGAAGCGCATACGTTTAAACGGCATTGACGCCCCCGAGACGCGCACAAAAAACTTAACCGAAAAGGAGCACGGGTTGAAAACAAAAGCCTTTCTCGAAGAGATTATGGGCTCTCCTGATGACCCATTCGTTTTGCAGTCTCATGGTGTTGGCAAGTACGGCAGGTGTCTCGGAACTATATTTAAAAATGATGTAAACGTATGCCATAAACTAGTTAATGAAGGGTATGCGAAGGAATATAAAAAATGAAACTACTATTTGAAAACTGGCGAGGGTATCTAAACGAAGGCTCAAGCTGGGACGATAAATTTAATGCGTTTATAACGATGCTTATTAAAGATTATCCTCAGAGCAAAACAGCAGAAGAAGAAGAAGGTTGGGACGACGACGAGGATATAGGAGGTATTGTTCATAACGGAAAATATTGGAATCAAGAAGTCATACTTTCTCAAGGGTTAAAATCAGCTTGTCACGGCAATTCGGCTTGTGCTTATGAGAAAACCGAAGGTCGTCTAAAAATGATTACGGGTGTTGCCTTAAGCAGTAACGGTAAGTGGTATCTTCATAGTTGGGTATATAACCCAGAAAAAGATGTTATATACGAGACGACAGCGACAAAGTGGGGAGCTTATTATGGATATCAAATATCTGATTGGGATATGAATATGATACTTTCTCGTGGTAACAAAGGAAGCTGGACCGGTGAGGAACAAAATGAAACTACTACTTGAAAACTGGCGAAAACTAATGGAAGGGGAAGTGATTGATTTTCCCTCACCGTCTGCTGCCCCAAAAGAACCCATTCAGAGAGTTATTAAGTTTGAAGGCGATGTTGCTGAACTTTTGGCTGTTATATATGGAAATCAAGCGGAGATCCCCGTTGAAGTAATTGAGCAACTGGAAGCGCTGGTTAATATTGTGGAGACAACACTTATGGAGATGACACTTAAATGAAACTATTGCTTGAAAACTGGCGAGGCTACCTCCTTACTGAGTCTTATATATTGGACGGAGATTTCTTTGATTCCTCAATCGAGCAATTATTCGAAAAACTAAAGGATTTCGGTGATAATACTTGGATCTTTTTTGATACAGAGACCACCGGGTTTAAGCCTGAGAGCGCACAGCTAACAGAAATTGGCGCTATCTCTGCGATGCCCGACAATTGGCAGTTTAGCGAAGTTGATGCCAAACAGGGATTATTTTATGATAAGATCAAGTTGAATCCTGAGACGATTAGCGGATTTGAAGCTTCCGAAGATCCAAAAGCAAAGTTCCCTTTAGAGTTAACTCGCTATGGCATGCCGAGTGATGAGTATAAAGAGAAGTACCCGAAGGGTATGCCAAGCGAAGAAGATGTTATTAGGCAGTTTGTTGGATACCTCCAAAGTCAACAAAACCCCGTTTTAGTGGCTCAAAATGCCAAATTTGACGTTAATTTCGTCCAAAAAAGGGCTGATTTGTATAATATACCAGTTAATATGCAAGAATACCCTATTTTTGATACAATGATGTTAATCAAGTTGTGGCATAACTCACTAATAAAAACTCTAGCTGATAAAGGAGATGAGAGAGCGCAAACCATTTTGCAAGCTCTTACTTTGACTGGAAAGTTTGGTGATTATACTTCTTCTTCAATGGGACCAGTTTCCAAAGCCTATGAAATCAGTACAGATGAGTGGCACAATGCTTTAGCCGATGTTAAGATGATGATGGAAATGACAAGAGTGATTTTTATGGCTCTTCAAGAGTCTTCAGACGTGGACATCTCCAAATATCAAGGAAGGACCGCCTGGGGTCTTCGCAAGAAGCGTGGATATCATAGGAGTGATAAGTGAAACTCCTACTTGAAAACTGGCGAGGGTATCTGGACGAAGATAAGAGTACTATTGAACCTTTTCGTGTTACCAAGCGCGATAAGAAAATCAAAGGTAAAAATCACTATGTTATTACACATACACCTAGCAATATGTATATCCCTTCTCACTTATATAAAATGGGTAGAAAAAATGTTCAAGGCTTAGCAGACGAGCTAAATGCCTATAATACTGAAAATGAAGGACTTTTCAAAACATCAGATCTACCTTCTGATGAAATCGCCCTTAAGACCGTTTTGGCTATTATTAAAGCGTCACCATATCGAGAAGATGTAGCATAATTTCAATGAAACTCCTACTTGAAAATTGGCGTCAGTATTTGAATGTGGATGAAGGCGAAAGACTTTATCACTTTAGTAATGAAAAGTTTGATAAATTTAGCCTTGACAGCGCATCGGATAGCGCAATATGGGGAAAGGGAGTTTATCTTTCTGACAACCCAGACGATTTGAGCGGTTGGGGAAAAGAAAACAGAAGCCACGGATTCTTATATAAGGTTGTGATAAAAACCGATCAGAAAAATATTATAGATATGACACAGCCGATCACCTCAGAAATATATGAAAGGATTGAGGAACATATTGGAAGACCTCTTGCCGATATAACCAAAGAGGATGGGTTATTTCCTTTTAATATTTTGGATAGGAAATATGGCTCCGTGGCAAATGCAATGCGAAAAATGGGTTTTAAAGCCCTGAAACACCCACCACCCGGTGCTCATAAGGGAAACCATTATTTAGTTCCAAATCCCTCGGATATAGAAATCTTAAAAGTGGAGGACGTATAAAATGAAACTCCTACTTGAAAACTGGCGTCAGTATTTGACAGAAGAAATATATTATCACGGGGGCGGAAAAGATTTCTTACCCACTCGTATTGGAACGTTCTATTCAAAAGATAGGTCATATGCTGAAAAATATGCAGCACAACATAAAGATGGGCAAGTATCTGAAGTTGAAATTAATCTGTCTCAAGCAATGGTTTATCCCAAGATTTTTTGGTGGCAAGAGTTTCAAGATATTTGGCGACCACAAGAAATGTTTAAAGGATATGATATTGTTAAAGTTATAGAACCCAACGGAGAAGAGCCTTCGATTGTTGTGTTGAATCCTAAATTGGTGAGGAACAAAAATGAAACTACTATTTGAAAACTGGCGAGGGTATTTGAACGAAGAGTTGAACTTTCTTCCTATTGAGATTCTCCAAGGAGAAGAAGAGTTTGATGAGGAAGAAGGCGAAGAAGGAGTCTTGGTTCAGAATATTCCATTTAAATCGTTAAGTATGATTACTAAGCAGGGCGAGGGTGTATTATCAGATATACGGCGTGGTGAACTGAGCATGACAGATGGGTTACCTGTATTATTCTATAATATCGATAAGAAACAATTGCTAGTTGAAGATGGCAACCATCGGATATTTCAAAAATGGCTGGCTGGTGAAAATGGTTTTGATGCTTATGTTTATAGCGGAACGTACCATGATACCCTTCGTCACGTTTATGACGGAGAAGAAAAGTTTGATTGGGATGAGGAATATAGAAAATGAAACTAAGAGATTTGATAAATTGAACTACTATTTAAGTTCGGAGGCTGCACTATGGATAATAATGGTTGGGAAACTTATTCTAAATTAGTATTAAAACAACTTGAGACTTTGGCTGGAGGGATCGATTCGTTAAGAACCGAATTGCAACTGGTGCAAACTCAGTTAACAGAATTGAAAGCGAGAGAAGATAAGGTTCAGGATCTAAAAGTATGGAAAGAGAAAATGGATGAAGTCTCTTCTCCCACTCAGCTGCGGGAGTTGATCGATGATGTTAGCGATTTAAAAGAGTTTCGTACAAAATCAGTAACTATCTTTATGGTTATACAGTCAGTAATGGGCTTTGCGATCGCGTGGGCTCTAGATTTCTTTTAAACTTTGTTAAAAAAGTGTTAAAATAAGAACTAAGTTTGACAATAGGCGAGGTTTGTTTGCTTGGTATCCATATAATAGTTATTACCGTGTTTGTTTCTAGTTTTCAGACCCTAGTTAAAATATGAACGATAACGAAAACTATGCGGACTTAATCAAAAGACTAGTAAAGCAAGTTTCTGGAGAAATAGAGCTAGAGGATGGTGAGCTTATCCCTTCTCACGCTATTAAGGGGGCTGGGGATATTTGGTGTTATCAACCAACTTCTCGTAGTTTTATACGAGTAATCAGGGGCATTGGGGTTTATATTTTATACAAGTCATATGACTCTCAAGGGAGACACTTGATTTATGCCAACAGTGAAATGGTCGTTATTGATCCCGATGAGTTAATAGAGATAGGATTTAACTAATGTTATTTGAGTTTGGAAAATTTTGGAAATCATGTGGTGTACTTGGAGCATGTTGGACTGTATATTTGGTTTTTGGATATGAATTCGCCATGGTTTCTATGGTTGCTATTTTATTATCTAATATTCTGATACAGCAAAAGAATTGATACCAATATATTTATTACAATGAATGAAAAAGAAGTATTTGGAGAAATTTCTTCTAAACAGTTTGAGATCGGCGATATCGTAGAGTGGTCAACGTGGAATATTTATAAAAATATATGGGACCACAACTATGGCTTCGTTATTAGTATTAAAAATGAAATTAGGTCTAATCGGTTAGTTTCAATATCGACAGTGGTACCATTGGCTGGGGATAAGGCAGAATTGGAGCATTTTTCTCTAAGTTTGCGGCTGGTTTCCAAAACAAGTGGTAAAGATGACAAAAATTGACCTTATATTGCCAAATATACCACCAATGTTTGCTCCAAAGACTCATTTAACAACTATTTAGAATAGATTAGGCTACTATAAGACTAAAAGAGGTACCTGAATGAACAAAGTATTGACTCAACTTATAAGCCAATTTATGCCATATGCGCAAGAGAAAATGGGGTTCAATAGGGTTCCTAGGCTATTTTTGAAGAATAATGATGATGAAGCGAACAATCCCATGGGAAAAACTGGCTTCTATGATCCACAAGAAGAGTCAATTACAATATATATCGGAAAAAGACACCCAAAAGATATTATGAGGTCATTGGCTCATGAGCTAATGCACCATAAACAAAACTGCAACGGAGACTTTGATCAAGTAACTGGCATGGGTGAGCAAGGATACGCACAGTCTGATCCACATATGAGAAATATGGAAATTGAAGCGTATCAAGCATCAATAGTTTTCAGAGATTGGGAAGACAGTACAAAAGGTACTATTTATTACGAACATCTACAAATAGGAGACAATAACATGTCTACAAAAGATTGGAAAAACAAAGAGATTTCGACACTACTCTCCGAGGCTTGGGGTTTTAAGTTTAATTCTCTTCAGGAGTTTGAGCAGTTTAACGGAACTGGTGAGATTCAAGAGGAGGCTGTCGAGGAAACCGAAGAAGAAGTTATGGAAGAGGGAGAATCTCCTTGTTCTGACGACGGTGCAGAGCCTGCTGACAGTCTAGAGGATGGAGAGGCTCTCAAGGAGCAAATTCAAAAGCTCGTCAGGATAGCTATAAAAGAGGCTATTCGCCAGAAGAAACAAAAATAAAAGCAAGGTAAGAATTACCTGTGAACAAAAGAGATATTATTAATGGCTAAAGCTAACACTCACCTTACCCACCTTGAAGAACTAGTCTTAACCAAGGGCTCAGATGGCTATAAGATGGCTAGAACATTCCTTGTGGAGCTTTTAAAAACTCTAAAGGGCAATTCCTCGTCTAAAATTAAAACGTCCGTTAAATGGGACGGTGCGCCGGCTATCTTCGCCGGCATTAATCCGGATAATGGTAAATTTTTTGTAGGCACAAAGTCAATCTTCAATAAGGTTCCAAAAATTAACTATACTGCCGAAGATGTTGTCAAAAACCATGGACATGCTCCAGGTCTTGTCGACAAATTAACAAGAGCACTTGAGTATCTGCCTAGGCTTAATATCAAAAACATCATGCAGGGCGATTTTATGTTCGATGATGAGATGATTGAGACGACTAATGTCGACGGGGAACCACATTATCGATTTAAGCCCAACACAATTATTTATGCAGTACCAGTCGATTCTGATTTAGGTCGACAGATTGGTCAAGCCAAATTTGGTATTGTTTTCCATACAACATATAGCAGCCTAGACAGTTCAGCTAGTTTTGGCGCTGATGTTTCAGGTCTTAAGCGCTCTCCTGAGATCTGGTTTGATGACGCCTATTTTACAGATGATACTGGTACGGTGACTCTAACCGACGAAGAAGAAGGGGAAGTAGTTAGGTTGGTGAAAGAAGCGGACGCAGTTGATGGTCAGATCGATTATAATAACCTGCCGTCGGCGTTATTGAACATCTATATTAATACTGAAATCAGATCTGGTAACTTCCTCGATGATCCTATGAAGTCATATGATGGTTTCATTAATTGGTTTTCAGAACGTTCTCAAAAGAAGATCGAAAAGCTAAAGAGTGATAAGGGAAAACAAAGAGCATCAGATAATGCTCAGCAAATAATGCAATCTTTCAACAACAAGAAAGAAGATATACTTAATCTCTTTAAAGTAAGTCGTTTATTATTCGAAGCCAAGAATATCTTTATTAATAAATATAATAATGCTGTATACAATACAAAGCATTTTATCGATGATGGTAGCGGTGATTTGGTCGTTAGCAATCCAGAAGGATACGTCGCGGTTGATCACAAGGGCAACGGAATCAAGTTTGTAGATCGCTTGGAGTTTAGCCGTGCTAACTTTGCTATCGACAAGGGTGCAAAGTTCCCAAGTCAAATAAGTGAAGAAGAAGAAGACGAGGAGGATGAAGATTTTGATATCGAACCATCTGCTCCACAAACAATTGCAATCGTTCCTGGTGCCTTTAAGCCACCGCACAAGGGACACTTGGATATGGTTGAGGCGTACGCTTCTATGGCTGATAAGGTAATAGTAATCATATCGAAACCAACTAAGAGAGGTCGGACACTTCCGAATGGAAAAGAGATCACAGCCGAGGACTCTCTCGCTATTTGGAAAGAGTTAACCAAATCTCTATCAAATGTCGAGGTTGGTATCTCAAGTCACGCCTCTCCATTAACAGCAGCATACGAATATATAGGATCAGATGGTCCCCTACCTCCTGGCACTAAAGTTATTTTAGGAGCCAGTAAGAAAGGAAGAGATGCAGCAAGATGGGCAGGGGCTTCAAAATATATCAAGGACGGAGTTCAGTTAATTGATCCTCAAGCGACAGCAGTTGAGCCAACCTTACGTGATAGCGGTGAGCCATACAGCGCGACTGAGTTTCGGATAGCACTTGGTAGCTCAGATAATCGCGCGGAAATATCTGACTTTATCGGCGAAGAAAATGTTGATGCTGTTTTGAGTATACTCGGTCTTAGCGCTGTTGAAGAAATGGCTAGCATGGGCGGCGGATCTATAGCCGGCAGTTCTGCCCCTTTTTTGGGATCTGGGTCAGGTAGACCCGAGGAAAAAACCAGAAATGAGAATTTAATTATTGCCAATGAAGTTATGAAACTAATTATAGAAAGAGGCATTCTAAAATGAACCACCAAGAAGATAAGTTGCTAAGAGAAAATATACGGCAGATGGTAAGGTACGTCAAGAGAAAAAACCTTAAAGAAGAGAAATCTGCTCAAAAACTAATCAATAAGTTAATAAAGCTTGAGTTTAAAGCAATGCTTTCTGAATCTGGAGTAGCTGGGGTGGATCCAACTCCAAATAAGTCTACTGGTATTAATGTCCTAGAGAAGCTTCTAGGAAAGATTATTACAAACTTCGAAACTGATTATAAAGGCTTAACAAGTAATCTAGAACAGCGACAGTCTTATAGGGCACATATTATCAATGCTGTTATAAACACCTTGACTCCAGCAAAAGTTAATACTGATGCTGGGAATTTAGATGAACAAGAGATGGGAGAGGAACTTGATATAGATATTGGACGCTCCGATCCCACAAAAGACGATAAATTTATTGATATCAGAACAGATGCAGAAAAATCAGCTGAAGAAGAGAAAGTCGTCGATGATCCTAGAGATGCTTTTGGCGCTGGTGTAGAAGGAGAGCTTACCGGTCGCAACGTTGCCTACGATTCATTCAAGCAAGCTGAGACTCAGATAATCGATCATTATGAACTCTTGTCTGATCCAGAGGATCAAGAAATCTTCTATGACTATTTGATTGCAAACCTCAAGCTATATTTTGATAAATTTGAAGAAGAGTTAGATGCCTCTGTCGACGAACCAACCAATCAAGCGTATAAGTCTGCAAAGCAAGATATGGGAGAACCCGCAGATCCGCTAGCAGAGCACGTTCACATAGATATAGAAATATAGTTAAAAATAAAGCTTGACAAGATTAATAATGATCGTTATAATCAACTTGTTCTGTTCCTGTAGAGATAGCTAATAAAGTTAAATCATCTACTAACAATGAAAGTTAATATACTAAATAAAATACTAACAGTGATAGTTGATGAAAGTTAAAGACAAAAGGTCAACTACTAGTAATACTAGTATCATTAATATGCTAAAAGATCAAGGTATATTAACTGATACTAATATAGTTTGTATTGGTTCACTAACTCTAGAACAATTGATAGCTGTGAAGTTAGAGCTTTCTTGTAGCTACATAAACAATCGTTTATATGGTTTTGATATCTGGAGAAATACAACACCTATAGTTAAGGAAGCTGTATTAACTTTTGCTATCTCAACCACCAAATCTAGGATCGACGCGGCGCGTTTCTTGGGTTTAACATATATAGAATTTAAAAAACTATGTACTAAATATGAGGTAACTATTTGAAGAAATATAGGATTAGGTCGGTTATGGGTTTTGATCATTTAATGATCTTTAACAATAAGGGCACCACGTCTACTATGTGCCCCTGAGATATAAATCTTTAAATAAATAAACTATAGAATAGCAAGTGGTGAGCAAAAGATCCACCCGACCATATATAGAGAGTGCCCAATTCAATCGAAAAACTACATTATATCAGATATGAAATAGGAGATATAGTTAAAGAAAGACCATGGGTTATGGCAGATTCTGGGACACTTTATGGGATTATCGTCTATATAGAGAGATTAGCATATGCAGGACGAGATTGGCTGACATGGTTAGCCTATGCTGACGATAGAGTACATATATACTGGTTCAAGTGGGGAAGCATGGAGCAATTGCCAGCTTCGATGATTGAGATTGTATCCAGCATAGACTCTGAAGGAGGAAAAAATGAATAACGTTACCAACACAAATAGAAAACAAATAGAAAATAGATTAAGTAAGACATTTAACAGTCAGATTGAAGATTCTTGGCACTTAAGTGAGAAAAGAAAAAAGCTTAAAACAAAGAAACTGCTTGTAGATATTAGTAAATTCCTTAATTAAAGAATCGGATTAGCATGTTATAATAAACAAAACTAAAGAAGAGAAGCGACAAATGACTGTTCACGGTGATATGTTTGATAAAGAAAATAATAATAAGCCAACAATAATGGTTTCCGGTGGGTTTGACCCAGTACACGCAGGACATATTCGTATGATTAGACATGCTGCCGAATATGGAAATGTAATAATAATAGCCAATTCTGATGATTGGTTGTTTCGAAAGAAGGGCTTCGTATTTATGGAATTTGAGCGCCGCATCGAAATTCTAAACGCAATAAAAGGAGTCATTTTAGTCGATTCAGTAGACGATAGTGACAACACTGTATGTGAAGCAATCAGAAGACTAAAGCCGACTTATTTTGCTAACGGAGGAGATCGTGGAAAAACAAACACTCCCGAACAGACGGTTTGTGAAGAACTTGGTGTTGAGCTATTATGGGCTATTGGCGGTGAAGAGAAGCTAGACAGTTCGTCTGATTTAGCTAGAAAAGTTAGAGATTTTGATCTACCTCCGGATAGAACCACCTCTACAGAATCAGATAGATAGTATATGATGCTTCCCTCGACATAGTTATAGTATGGTCGCGGTCCCAAAACAAATGAAAGCCTTAAAATTAGATTCAACCTATCGACCTATCGCAGTCATCGATGCGTTAGAAGCATTGGTCATGTGCTTGATCGGAAAAGCTAAAACAATAGAATCATATGAGGGGGTCGTGATTAACTCCCCAACTCGGTCATTTAGTCTTCCTTCTGTCATTGTCTTAAACACAATAGTAAAGTTTAAATTCACAATAGTATCTTGCAATAGAAAAAATGTGGTAATGAGAGATAGGAATATTTGCCAATATTGCGGCAAAGCATTCACTACCGAACACTTGACAATGGACCATGTTTTACCAAAAAGTCGTGGGGGCAGAAATATCTGGGAAAACTTAGTTGCGGCATGCAGAAAGTGTAATCAGAAAAAGGGATGCAAAACAACAAGAGAATCAGGGATGCATCCATTGAAGGAACCAGTTAAGCCTAAGCCCAGCATTTTAAGACATATAGATAAAGAACAAATGAGCGATATATGGATAAATTATTTATGGCAAGAGAAAATATGATAAAAGATAAATACATTGTTTGTTTCTTATCCGAGTTGGGTCATAAAAATTTCTGGTACCCAACTAAACACAAAGCTATTGTATTGGAGAGTTCAATTACTGGTTACCCTGCTCTAATCGGCGGCGGAAAAAATCTAATGTCTGCAATAGTAGGTATACTTGATGTTTTACCACTGACAACATCAGCGTCCTATATTAAAAATAATCATACGAATAACAATGCTGTCGTCTGGATCAATAAGCCAAAAATAACGGATTATTGATCCATGACACAAAGCGCTATTTTGCTCGCTATATAAGCAAAACGTGGCTGCCGATCGTCACGTAGGCAGAGGTTTGCCGGTTTTCCTGCTTCTAGATGAAAAACCGGCTTTTATTTTTACTAGTGTTGTCTATTTATATCTATGATTACTGCAATTGGCGATGTTATGAGAGAATGCTATAAGCGTGGTTGGATAACCACTCGCGATGGCAACTGCTCAGTCAGACGAAAAGGCGAATTGAAGATTGCTATAACACCTTCTGCTGTTAGAAAAAACATAATACACCCTGAGTCAGTTCTTCGAATAAAAATAGCTCATAGTAGCAATAGCCGTCTACTCACGGACAAGAACAGTTCACCTTCTGGTGAACTTGAGATGCACTGGCAGCTTCTGCAGAATACAAAAAAAACCAGATGTGTTTTGCATGTTCATTCGACAAATATAGTTTCTGCCATGTACGCCGGATGGGACTTGCAGGTTTTAGCCGAAGACTTCCCAGAAGTATTTCGATATACTCGCGTTGGTCCAAACGTACCAAAATTGCCGGCAATATCCCAAGCCCTAGCTGATAGAACATCGGCGGCATTCGGTTTACAGAAAAACGGTAGTCTGGAATATGATGTAGTTGGTCAAGCAAACCATGGAGTATGTGCAGTTGGCAAAACACCATGGGATGCTTTTGAGCACATTGAGAGGTTAGAACACATATGTGAAATTGTTTTAAGATCTGGAAAAGCCCCACCCGTTAAATAATATATTTTACATTGACAAGAATATGGAGTATAATTTAAAAACTAATGCCACTTTAGCTCAGCTGGTAGAGCAACGGTTTTGTAAACCGTAGGTCAACAGTTCGAATCTGTTAAGTGGCTCCATTTAAAGAAAAGGAGAGATGACCGAGTGGACGAAGGTGCTCGCTTGGAAAGCGAGTGTGGGGCAACCTACCGAGGGTTCGAATCCCTCTCTCTCCGCCTTTAATAAAAATAAGATATACAGATTGCAGAAACAAATCTATAATGAAACCAGAAGACATCAAATGTCTACATTCCACTATTTACTATGCCGACCGAGAGCAGACAAACATGGCTAAGAAGAATTATGTTATTGATACGAGTGTATTCTTAACAGACGCATCATCAATATTTAAGTTTGATAATCACGATATTTTCATACCACTTAAGGTACTGGAGGAAGTAGATAATCACAAGAAGAGACAAGATTCTGTTGGAGCAAATGCTAGAATTTTTATTCGCACCTTAGATGAGTTCCGAGGAAGAGGGAATTTAGAATCGGGAATAAGAATTGAAAAAGGAAAAGGGATCATAAAAGTGGTCCCTCTTTCTCATCTGAAAGATGGAGTATTCCCAGCAGAGCTTGATATTCAGATCCCAGATCACGTGATTATTGCAACTGCAAAGTCAATACAAGCATCTGACGCTCGTCGAACAGTCATGGTTTCTCGTGATATTAACATGCGAGTTATTTGTGATTCAATCGGACTACCGGCAGAAGATTATAAGACAGATCGGGCAGTTATTTCTTCTGATGAATTATACGCTGGCTTTTCGATACAGCCTTTTGATGATGAAGTAATAGACAGGTATTATGCAGGTGATGAGATCTTTCTTCGAGAGGATGAAGCCATAGAAAAGATGCATGCAAATCAATACGTTATGATGGTTTCGAATGCTAACGAAAAGAAGTCTGCATTAGCTCGCTTTATAAATCATCATGAGCCCTTAAAGCCTATGATTTATAAGAAGCTTCATGATTGGAAAATAGATGCTAGGAATAAAGAACAAGCATTTGCTATTGATATGCTAATGGACCCTGACATCAAGATTGTTTCTCTTGTTGGTCGAGCGGGGTCAGGAAAGACTCTTTTGGCAATTGCCGCAGGGTTGCAGCAAACAATCGGATTGCATTCTGAAAATAATCATTATTCTCGTTTGATAGTTTCTCGCCCGATCCAGCCACTCGGAAAGGACATTGGATTCCTACCGGGAACCATGGAAGAAAAAATGCTCCCTTGGTTGATGCCGATTCAGGATAACCTTAAGTTCTTGATGGGTGATCGTACATCACTTGAGATGTACATAGAAAAGGGAAAGATTGAAATCGAAGCCCTTACTTATATTCGCGGACGCTCTATTTCGAACGCATTTATTGTAATCGATGAGGCTCAGAACTTAACAAAGCATGAAATTAAGACAATTATTACTCGCATTGGTGAGGGAACGAAGATTATTTTAACTGGCGATGTTGAGCAAATCGATAACATGTATGTAAATGAGACCTCGAATGGTCTCGCTCATGCTGTCGAAAAGTTTAAGTCATACCGCATTTCCGGACACATGACCTTTAAGAAGGGTGAGAGATCGGAACTAGCTACCCTAGCATCTAAAGTACTATAATAAAGGATATCCCATTATGAGTGACGAGATTAAGATAATTACAGAACAAGAGGTTCATATGAACCCGTTCCTTGCGATGCCAACCGAAACAGGAGAGTCAGAGTTAAAGACTCTTTTGGTAAATTATGTTGGTGAAAAGGTACAACAACAAAATGTTTCAGTTGAAATGATCATCCAAACTTTAGCGCTAGAATTCCCAGAATTAGTGTTTGTATTTGCTGAAGAGAATTTCATCAGAGGCTATGAACTAGGATTGGACGATGCTTATAAAGGATTTACAAGAAGTCCAGAAGAGACGACAGCAGAAGGTGAGTGACTTCTATACTACTCGCGGACTGCATGTATATTTTAAAGACAAGATAGAGAATCCAAATATAGATTTTGATAAAGCAATCGCAGAAGTAGAAAGTGTTATCCCGACCCACTTAATGTCTGAGGTTGAGATGGTCATGATTGGTCATTTTAAAGAATTCGATGAAAGAGGGATTAATGCGTTTTATGCTGATGGTATGGTGTGCATCTCTAATGATCAAGATAGCGAGGCAGATATTGTTGATGATATCGTACATGAGGTAGCTCACTCTGTTGAGGAGGCTCAGGGGTACCTTGTATACGGTGATAACAAAGTGAAAAATGAATTCTTAGATAAAAGACTTCTTCTTCACGATATATTGTGGTCAGCTGGCTATCGCATGCCAAAGAAGAAGTTCACAGAAGTAGAATATGATCAAGATTTTGATATGTTTCTGCTGCAAACGGTAGGCTATAATAAGCTTGTCCAATATTGTAACGGAATCTTTATCAGCGCGTACGCCCCAACCTCTCTAAGAGAGTACTTCGCTACTGGATTTACCGATTTTCTATTAAGATCTGATTCACATAATTATATGAAAAAAACGTGTCCACAGTTATATCAAAAAATATATAACTTATATGAAGAAAGTGATTGACAATCGCATTAAGAAATGGTATATTAGTATAGAAATATTAATAGCTGGAGCCATTAATGCCACACATTTCTTATTCTGAACTTAAAGATTGGGTACATTGCGCTCATTATCATAAGCTTACCCGAGTCGACGGTATCGATGGATTCAAGGGTAATGCCTATACTGCATTTGGTTCAGCAATTCACTCTGTTTGTGAAAAAAAGTTACTACAAGAAGAGATAGAAGACGAATTCTTTCTCAAGGAGTTTGAAAAGAACATCGTTGGACTTCCGGACGATGTGGAGGTAGATAAGAAGCTTGTTTCCTCGATGAAGAAGCAAGGAACTCAAATCATTCCAGAAATCGAAGATGCACTTAATGAATACTTTGAGGAATACGAAGTCCTCGCAGTTGAGCTTCCGCTAATGGAGCCGATTGAAGGTGAAGACGAGTATAAGTTTAAGGGATATATCGATGCGATTGTAAAAACCCCTGACAATAAAGTTCATATTTTTGATTGGAAAACTTGTTCTTGGGGTTGGGATGCTAGAAAGCGCTCAGATAAGATGGTCACATACCAACTTACTCTGTACAAGCATTTCTTCTGTCAGAAGCTTGAGATTGACCCAAGTGATGTAGAAACACACTTTGCTTTGCTCAAGCGTACCGCCAAGAAAAACCGTGTTGAATTCTTTAGAGTAACGAGCGGAAACAGAAAAACTGAAAATGCGCTTAAAACTTTGAACACTGCACTGTATAATATAAAAAACAAGCGCTACATTAAGAATCGCTTATCTTGTACTTCCGGATTTGGATGCAAGTTTTATAATACTAAACACTGTTCATGAGGAATAAATGAGTAAAAAGAAGATTCTGGTCTTATCTGACCACCCGCTTTCGCCATCTGGCGTCGGGACACAAACAAAGTATATGATTGAAGCGCTCCTTAAGACTGGGCGCTATCAATTTATTTGCATGGGGGGAGCAGTTAAGCACCAAGCTTATAATCCCGTCAAGGTCGACCCGTACGGATCTGACTGGATTATTTATCCTATTGATGGTTATGGTACACCTGAACTAATTCGCTCAGTTATGCAAAAGGAAAGACCAGATGTAGTGTGGTTTATGACTGACCCACGTTTTTACGGGTGGCTTTGGGAGATGGAGAATGAAATCCGCCCACATGCACCACTAGTTTACTATCACGTATGGGATAATTACCCTGCGCCCGAGTTCAATGCTAAATTCTACAACTCAACAGACGAAGTTGTGTGTATTTCTAAGGTAACGCACGAAGTTCTCAAAAAGGTTTCTCCAGAAACATCTAGCAAGTATTTGCCTCACGCAGTCCACCAAGAGCATTTCAAGAAGTATACTGATACGGAATCCAAGCAAAAGATTTCTGCACTTAGAACAAAGATTATTTCAGCAAGTGAGGAATACCAGAATCCAAAAAAGAAGATCTTTTTTTGGAATAATAGGAACGCGCGCCGCAAGCAATCAGGAACACTAATTTGGTGGTTCAAGGAGTTTCTCGATAAGGTTGGTCATGAGAAGGCTACACTATTAATGCATACAGATGCGCGAGATCCACACGGACAAGATTTGCCAGCCATCATTGATCATTTGGGCATAAACGACGGACAAGTTCTTCTTTCAACTGAAAAGGTTTCTCCGATAGATCTAGCTCTTATGTATAATGCAGCTGACTTTACAATTAACATTTCAGATGCAGAGGGTTTTGGTCTCGGAACACTAGAGTCCCTAGCTTGTGGTACTCCAATCATCGTTAATATGACTGGAGGTCTACAGGAGCAAGTAACAAATGGAAAGAACTGGTTTGGGTGGGGAATCCAGCCAGCATCGAAATCTGTTATTGGCTCCCTTCAGGTGCCATACATCTATGAAGATAGAATCAGTCAATCTGATTTTACAAAAACTTTAGAAAAGGCTATCAAGTTGCCCAAAACAAAGTACGATGTAATGTCGAAGGCAGGCATGCAGCACGTTAACGAAAACTATAACTTCGAGCAGTATGAGAAGATGTGGGTAGAGACAATGGATGAGATTGTCGAGAAGCACGGCTCTTGGGATACCCGAGTCGGTTATGAACGATGGCACTTGCTGGAGGTAGCATAATATGAAGAAGTCAGTATTACTAAAGGGACCAGTTCTCACACGTTCTGGATATGGAGAGCAGACTAGGTTTGCCTTGAGATCCTTGCGAAGTCGCGAGGATCTATATGACATCTATATTCAGCCCACTACTTGGGGACAGAATGGATGGATGGTTGAGAATGATGAAGAGCGCGAATGGATGGACAAGAAGATTGAAGAGACGATTGCTTATATTCAGTCAAACGGTAAGTTTGATATTTCTGTTCAATCCACAATACCAAATGAGTTTCAGAACCTAGCCGGAGTTAACGTTGGATACACAGCCGGCATAGAAACTACGAAGGTTGCCCACGAGTGGTTACAGATCAGTAACCAGATTAATTCTCTGATTGTTGTATCCAGTCACTCGGCAAACGTATTTAAGGATACAGTTTGGGAAGGAAATGATCATGCTGGTGCGCCGGTGAAACTTACTTTAACTATCCCGGTAGAGCACGCAAACTATCCAGTTAAAGATTATGGGGATGACTTGCCAGACCTGGGCATTAAACTTCCTTATGATAATAACTTTTTGTGTGTGGCACAGTTTTCTCCAAGAAAGAATCTAATGAATACAATCAAGTGGTTTATTGAAGAATTCAGGGACGAAGAAGTCGGGTTAGTGATCAAGGGAAACATTGCTAAGAACTGCCTGATAGATAGAGAGAACCTTGCATCACAGCTTGCAGAGTTCGTAAATAAGCTTGGAGAAAAGAAGTGTAAGATTCACCTTATTCACGGTGATATGTCAGACAATGAAATCCATGCTCTCTACAATCACCCGCAGATTATTGGTCTTGTTAACTTAGCCCATGGTGAGGGCTTCGGTCTTCCGATGTTTGAGGCTGCATATAGTGGTCTTCCAGTCGTAGCTACAGGGTGGTCAGGGCAGCTAGATTTTTTGGTTGATGAGAAGGGTAAAGAACGGTTTTATAATGTATCCTACGACCTCCAGCACGTCCAGAAAGAGGTTGTGTGGCCCGGCGTCCTCATAGAACAGTCTATGTGGGCATACCCCAGAGAGGCTTCTGCAAAAGAGAAAATGAGATTGTGTTATGATCAAAGAGAGACAAATAACGATGCCTCTGTATACAAGGAAGAGTTAAAAGAACGATTCAGTCAAGACAAGATGTACGCAAATTTTGTGCGCCAAGTTGAAGAAGCGTATAGTCCGCTGCAGCTTAGTTGTGGCAGTATAGAAGACGGAATAATCTTATTATGAAAAACGTCCTATTAATTGGACAGTTGGTTGATATTTCTGGATATGGATCTGCCGCCCGATCTTACTTCAAATCTCTTCTGCGACTTGAGGAACAGGGATTAATAAATCTAAAGATTGTTAATTATTCATGTGAGTCAAAGATAAGAGAAGATGTAGACGGAAATCAAATCGGAACAGACATAGATCCAGAAATATTTAATGATCTCAAGAAAAAGAGCCTATTCAATAGGTTATACGTTAGTAATCAAAATATTGCAGTCAAAGAAGAGACAGTTTCTTTTATCGAGCAAGGATATGAAGTAATATTCTTTCTACTAAATAATTGGCTTATTTCTCCGTGGACTCGGAATGAAGAAGAAGATTATCCAGACTTTGGACCAATCCTTGATAAAGAGAGCGGTAAAACATCTTTGATATTAGAAGATCAGGGAAAACTTTTACCAAATATTTATTTTTTATCGAACATGGCATCAAAACTATACCCATGTTTTGTTTGGGAGACTGATCGGATGCCCGATCAATTTCTTCATGCGTACAAGGGTTTATCAAATCTAGAAAATATTTTGTGTGCTTGTGAATGGAACAAGAATACTCTAAGTGATTCAGAGGTTAGGGCTCCCGGTATAACTGTACCATATACTATATCTCCAAAAATAGACCACAATGTCAAGCTATCACAGAAGCTTAGTGAAATCAAGAAAGGTAACTTTGCTATGTGTTCAGTTGCACAATGGAATCACCGCAAGGGATTTGATATACTTATAAAATCATTCTTAATGGAATTTTATAAAGAAGACGTTACTCTATTTCTGAAAACGTATGCATCAATAGATGAAACGACAGAAGCACAGAATAAGTATTTTGCACAAATAATTAGCAATATCAAATCAACGATACAGCACAACGGAAAAATCATCCCTAACTATAAGTGTAAAATAGTTATACTTTCTAGCATAATGAATAAAGAACAGATTAACTCGATTTATCAAAACTCTGATGCGTATGTAACCACTACGCGCGGTGAGGGATTTGGGTTGCCGATTGCTGAGTTTCTACACTTCCAAAAGCCTGTAATAGTTCCAGACAAAGGTGGGCATTTAGACTTTTGCCATCCTAAATCGTTTTATATTGAAAGTTCATATGAGCCCTGTTTCGGAATGCCAAATTTTCCTGGACTATATTCATTTGAGCAAAACTATGTTGAATGTAGTATTAGATCAGCAAGAGAGCAAATGAGAAGCTGCTACACCTTATATAAAGACTCGCCAGATGTCTTTTCGATATTAGGAAAAGAGAGCTACAAATACTGCAGCAGATATCTTTCGATCGAAAATACAACAAATATAATGAAAAAAGCTATAGGACTATGATTATGGAAAAAAAAGCATTTGTGACTGGTATCTCCGGACAAGATGGTTCTTATTTGGCAGAGTTATTATTAGAGAATGACTATACGGTCATCGGACTTGAACGGCGCACTGTATGTGATAGACAACACAAGATGAAGAATATTAGTCATCTCTTAAACAATGAAAGGCTAATAATCGAACAAGGTGATGTTACAGACCTTCCATCATTGCAGCGTATTGTTGATGAATACCGACCACAAGAAATATATAATCTTGCCGCACAGTCTCATGTGGGTGCCTCTTTCAAATCTCCAGTCTCAACATCAGAAATCAACCTAAATGGATGTTTAAATCTTCTAGAAACAATACGGTTACTCGATCCAAAGATTAAATTCTACCAAGCTTCAACTAGCGAGATGTTTGGAGATAACGCAAAGTGCCCACAAAATGAAAACACTCACTTTTCTCCGGTATCTCCTTATGCCTGCGCGAAGCTGGCAGCACACCATATGGTAGGTACATATCGAAAGTCATACAATATTTTTGCGTGCTCCGGAATTCTATTTAATCACGAATCACCACGTCGTGGGGAAAACTTCGTCACTAGAAAGATTACTAAGGCTGCAGCAAGAATAAAAATGGGTCTCCAAGACGAACTCAGGCTTGGAAATCTTGAAGCTCAGAGAGACTGGGGTTTCGCTGGAGACTACGTTGAAGTAATGCACAAGATGTTACATCACTCAGAGCCTGATGATTATGTCGTAGCAACAGGAGAAACTAACTCAGTACGAGATTTTTTAAATTATGTGTTCGATTATGCTGAACTTAATGTGGAGGATCATGTTATAATAGATTCAAAGTTTTATCGACCATGCGAAGTTCCTAAGCTTTGGGGAGACCCATCGAAAGCAAAAAGAATTCTCGACTGGCAACCAAAAGTATCATTTAAGGAATTGGCAGCTATGATGTATGAAGCAGATATAGTTAAACAAATGGAGGGATTATGAAAAAAATCTTAATTTCAACGATTGTTAGAAATAGAGAAGAAAAATTAGAAAACTACTACAACCAGATCAAAGAGTTTGTAGAAGAATTTTCTAATGATTTTGAATTCTCTATTTCGATTTACGAAAACGATTCCTTTGATAATTCAAAGGAGATCTTGAAATCTTTCGACTATTCGATTTTTTCAAATAATTATTTGCAATGCGAAGACATCGGCACTGAATACTATGGCTCATTTATGATTGATCAAAGGGTTATAAATTTTGCAAATGCTAGAAACAAAACTATTGAGAATGTTGATTTAAGCAATTATGATAATATCATGATAATCGAAGTAGACGTGATTTATAACACCGATGTAATACGTGAATTATTATATTTAGAAGATTTTAAAGATGAAGTAAAAATATCTGAGCCGGACATATACTCTGGTATATTATTGCAAAATAACATACCGTATGATTTATGGGCTATACGTTCACACCCAAGACAACAATGGGGTGACGTTAATACTATTTGCACCAATGGCATTAAAAAGTATTGGAGTACCGCTAACGGAGTCTGTGTGTACAATATGAAACCTTTCATAGAGGGTTTAAAGTTTAGTTCATTTAGCGAGATGCATAATAAGCATGATTGCGACACAGCAGTTTTATGTGAAGATTTTAGAAAGAGAGGATACAATAAGGTATATATTAACCATGATTTACACCTATATCACGAACGCCCAGAAAACGAAGGAGAACAGTAATGAAAGGTGTATTTAGTTTAGGAAATCTGTATGTATCAGACTTCATCAAGGGTGATGAAGACTACATAGATAGAGAAAAATATGACCTAACCATGGTTATCGATGAAGATCATGGAGCAGCTAGATTGATTAGTCAGGCTCCTCACCATATGATGTGGGGTAAATACTGGTACAGATCCGGTATTAATCAGACGATGACCAGACACCTCAAGGAGATTGTATATGAGACAAAAAAGATA